CATGCTGCCCTACGCCTTGCAAACTTTAAAACGCCCCGGTTCCAGATAGCCCTGCGCAGGCCACGCTGAAAACTCTTTCTTTCACCCTCAAATGCTGGGAAAAGGAATGGCCTGCCCTTAACGCCGCCACGCATACCAATTCCCCGGGCAACTGGGAATGCTGGCAGGTTTTTTCTTTCACTCCAGGCCCCTAACATGCCCCGGCTGGCTGGTGTGTATGGCCCACCGCCGCCCCGCTTCCCCACCCCCTTGGGTGGTGAATAGAAAGCGCCGCTGCCGAATTCCACCAGGTGCGCATAGCCTACACCTGAGCTGGAGCCTGCCCGGCTGGTTTTGGTGTATACCACCCCGGTTAAACCATCGTTGAATTTCTTAATGCTAATGGATCTGGCCAGCCTGCCTGTGTCCCTGGGTGCCCTGGCCCTGGCTTCTGTCCTGATGGCCTTGGTGGCCTTGTCTACCTCTTCCGCCACCTGCCGCTGTATTTCCCCAGACATCAACAATAGGCGCTTAAAAACCACCTGCTGGCTGTTCTTGCTGATCTGTAGATTGAATTTCATAAATCCAGCTCTTTACAGGTGATCACCAGCTGTTTATCCAGCTCGTTTGTGTTGATGATGCCAACAATCTGAAAATACCGGGTGCCATACTTCACCCGGTCAGTGGCTTCTATATCTGATCTGTACCTGATTAGCAGGCTGTGGGTGCCATTGTGTTGCAGCTGCTCATTGTAAAAGCGCTCTTCAGCTCTCAGGGGCTTGATAGATGCACTAACTGTTGCCCTGGTTGCCCAGGTGCGTGTTGATCCACCCTGCCCATCACTGGCCAGGGTTTCTTTCTGGAATTCCACCCGGTGCCGCAAACGCCCTGCTAGCAATTTACACCTCCGGCATCTTGTATGGGTAAAGCAGTCTTTCCAGGCCATATTGCAAAGCCCTGGACATGTGGCCCAGGGTCACAGCTTCCCGGTGTTCATACAGATGGCCCACCAGCAGCTTCATCGCGGCCTTAATGGTTTCAGGCACTGCACTGGCAGCCCCATAGCCTGCATCAAATCTGATTATCACACAATTAGGGGTTGCCCGACGATCATCCGGCCAGCTCTTGCCATAGGCCAAGCGCACCCGGCCTGGCTGCTGGTCAATATCCACATCATAGGTGGCTGATGCCACGGTCTGTGTTGCACCATCTGAATCAATGTATTTAACAGACCCAACTGATTGCAGCTCGGGCTTTGGTAACAGCAGCTCATTTTGAAACCGATCTATAGACCAATCCCAGGTTGCTGTTACAAACTGCCGATTGCAGAAACCCTGGCACCACTCCCGGGCACTCTGCCCCAGGCCAGTGATATAGGTATCATCGTCGGTGGTATCCACTCGCAGATGCGTTTTCAGCTCTGCAAGGGTGAGGGGTTCCTCAGTGGGTGCTGTTACCAGTGCCAGGCCCATGCATTACCTCTTTTCCGGTCCAGGTTCCGCTGCGTTTTCGGTGTCGGGCTCCAGGGCTGCCGCTTCCTTTTTGCCGGAAGCTGGCAGCGCCTGGCCTATCTCAACCAAGCGCTGCCCTACTGCCTTAGAAACGTCAATGACATCGCCAATTCGATGGGTGCAATCCTCGGTGCGCCAATTCACCAGCATTTCAATTTTCATTACTTGGCCTTCTTTTGAGGTTTAGAAGATGGGGCAGCGCCCGTAGCGCTGCCCCCCTTTACTGCTACACCCTGCCCGGCTGCGATAAGGCTTTTACCCTCATCGCCGGAAACATCAATGACATCTCCTGCCTTCTGGCAAAATGTTGGCCCTGCTCTTCCACAAAGTAATTTAATCTTCATGGATTAGGCCATCGTGATGAATTTGATGGGATTTGTGCCAGCGTTCAACAGCACAGAGTCCACTCTATGGAAGGCACAGAAACCCTGCTGATCCAGATCCGCAAATCGCTCCCGCAGCCTAACAACGCGCACCTCACGCACATCGCGGATTTTAAACAATGAAAAATCACCGTAGAGAATTGGCTTAGTTCCAGTGGCCATCGATGCGACATCCTGATTAATCTGGACGCTGCGCCCATAGAGCCTGTCAGGAATGCCAGCCTGCATACCAGGCTGCCACAGGAACTGACCATCTGAATCAACCAGCTTGCGCACAGCTGCAACACTGGAATCATTCATCATCCAAACACTGGAGCGGCCATCCCTGTAGGCTGGATCAACACTGTGGAATAAATCAATAACCTCATCCGCTGTAATGGCTGTGGCAGATGCTGCCGTTTTTCCACTAGTGGCCCCGGTCACAACACCCGCTGGCTGTGATGATCCGGTTCCGGTGGTGAACAGCTGATTTTCGCAGCGCCCGATTCTTTCACCCAGTAATGAACCCAGCACTTCTGCCAAATTAAAGGCACTATCTGTGAGAATTTCAGTACTGGCCTTCACCATCTTGCTGGTGATTTTGTAGCTGGAAAGCACAGTCTGTGCAAACACAACATCCTGATCCGGTACAACTGTGTTCTCTGCTAACAGCGCCCCGACATTGCCCGTATCATTGGTACTAGGCCACTCAATGTCATTTCCAGTTTCCGTACGGATTATGGAAGAAACAGCCCTCATTCCACCAAATGCCAGCAGCGCCCTTTCCAGCTCATACACAAAACCAGTGGGTACAAGAAAACCACCAACAGCACCAGGGGTGATGCCCTGGTCAGCTCTAATAGCCCTGCGCAACAGATCATAGCTGCCCCGATGCAGCTGGGCCTGGTAGGCTTCCCGCTTGGGATCTACCCCACACTTCCGGCAGGCCAGCTGGTGGCGCTCTTCCAGATCCATTCCCATCTGCTGCCTGGCCCATCCTTGCAGGGCATCGTTCCGTTCCTCTTCACTGGGCAGAACTTCCCTTAACTTCTCCGGGGCATTTTCTCTGAACAGCTTCCGGGTTTCGGCTTTCTCTTCCAGCTGCTGCTCAAGTTCCTCTGTACGCTCGGTAAGATCAATACTTCTACTGACCCGGTCATAATCGCCATTAGCAGCAGTCCAATTGGTTTCATCTTCTGAACTCCATTTGTGTTCAGAATCATTCGCCAGGTTCCGCAGCTCTTCAAGCTTCTTGAAAATCTCGAAGCGCTGTTCTTTCAGTGCTTTAATGCTCATGTGTTTTTCCTCCAGGCTGCCCACGAAAAAGAGCCGCCAACTATTGATTAGTTTGCGGCCCTTTTTCCAGGTTTGGACCTGGCAAGGATTCGCACCCTGGGCATTTGAGCCTGGGCTTGGGTTCTTGATTAACTACCGAATTATAGCTTTGGGGTTTTTCCTGTCAAGTGCAGCCTCTGGTTGCCATGTAAGCGCCTGCCTTTTTGCAGGTGTATTCACTCAGGGTGCCCTGCTTGCGGCTCTTCTGCGCCCTCTGTGGGCTTCTCATCGGGGTTTTCTTGCAACATTTCAGCTGTAATTGCATCAAAACGGTCATTCACCAGTTTTTTCTGCTTTTCGGCTTCATGGTCTGAAAGGCTTTCTTTTGCCCCGGCCAGATCCCGGCTTTTCACAGTGCTGGAATCATAAGCTGGGAACGTAACCGGGCCCACATCAAAGAGCTGCACCCCTTTTATGTTGCGCACCTGGGTGCCTTCCTCATCTGTCCATTCTTCCTCGGTCACTTTGAATGAAAAGCTGCTGCCTGTGAGATCCCCCCGGCTGATCATCTCTTTTACATCCCGCGCAATGCTGGTATTCCCCAGGTTGATTCTGTAATGCAGCCCCTTGCCATCTTCCCGCAGCTGCAGGGTGCCAGCTGAAACCCGGCCCAGCAGCTTATCAGGTTCATGGTTGAACAGCGCCCGGGCATCATCACGTTCTGTAATGGCCCTGGCAAATGCCCCAGGGGCTATACGTTCCCGGGCACCTTCCCAAAGCCCGAATTCTGTACCCCCTCCAGGGTGCCCATCATAGAACACCGCTGCATAGCCTGAAATGTCACCGTTGGCATCTTGCCTGATTTCACAATCGGCCCCGGCTGGTTGGTATCTTCTTTCAGCTTCCATTCTTAATCCCTTCTAGCCACCGCCTGGTCAGCTCTTCACAGACTGTGGTAATTATGTTTTCCATATCTTCTGATTTAATCCCGGGCAGCACCCCTTGGCGCTTATCAATCAGGGCCGAAAATTCATCTTTAAGGGTAAAGAAGAATTCCAGCATCTGGCTGCTTCTATCCCCCTTGATTCCTAACAGATCCAGCACAGGGGTTAATGCATCAAGTACAACCGCCCTTGATTCATCAACCATCCCCTGGTTTAGCCAGTTATTAAAGCGCCCCTTCTTGGCAGCCCTGTGGGCACCTGTACAAACCCGCTTTGCCATACGCTGCAAAGTATCATGCAGCAGCACTGGCCCTGATTCCCGGGTGCCCAGCTCTTCCCCGCCCTGGTCATCCTCTGCCGCAGCAGATGCTGGGCCCATATTCAGGGGCACCATGAACGTGCTGCCACCCTCGCCTGGTATGGGATTCAGGTTTTCCCTGCCCCGTATTTCATCCCGGGACATCCAACCGCCCTGAATAGCTAAATTGTAATAGTTGCCCCGGGCTTCCATGTTGGCCCTCACCAGGGCATTCCTGTTGAACTCTACAAAGTGAGTGTCCCTCTGCTGCTGGCTCTGGGTCAGCAGCTTTGCCCGGCACTCTGTTTCCCAGGTACATAACCACGGATCTAATGAACTGTCTAAATAGGCTTGGTTTTCACTTTCCAGGCTGTTGTAACTAGTTCTGGTGTTGTCGGCCAGCATGTGGGGTGGAATTCCAAACCATGATGCAATGTTGCGTACCTCCAGCTGCCGGGTTTCGTTAAACTCTGCATCCTTGTTGCTGCTGGCAAATGGCTTGAGCTGTAAGCCTTCTTCCAAAATGGCAATTTTATGGGCATTTTCAACACTCCCATGCATGGCCTGCCATGATCGCCGCAGGTTTTCCCGGGCATCATTATCAAGATGGCCTGGGTGTTCTAACACTACACTTGGCCTGGCATTGTTTTTGAAAAATACACTGCCGTATAATTCAGCTGCCATGCCCAGGCCAATGCTTTCCCTGGCCAGCTCCACCACCCCCAGGCCATACAGTGCCCGTATGTGCAGCACATCTTCAGCGCGCAGGGTTTCTTCCACGTTGTTGATGGTTGTGACATAGCTTCTAATGTCGCCATTCCATTTTTCCCTGGTGGC